TTACGCTCAATTGTTGGTACGTATGAATAGTTTTAAGGGCTATTTGTTCTGCTTTGTTTTATTGTTGGGGTTGGGCTTCGCGCTCAGCTCCTGCGATAAAGATGTGATTGTAAAAGATGAAATTTGCAGTTGCATTGAACAACATGAGAAATTTGATATTTGGGAGGTTAACGGCGTTATTCAGTCGGGCTACATCTTAGAATACGAAACGCCCGCAGAAGATAAAAGTTGCGATCTTGACAACGGCGAATACGTACAAAAAAGCAACTCAACACGATACAGAATAGTTTGTTATTAATTTATATTTTTGTTAGGATATTGAAAAGGTTTAATTATCTTTACAGAAACAAAGAAACAACAACAAAATGTCAGAAGAAGTGAAGAAGAAATCAAAAGCAACGTACAACACTAAGAAGCAAACTATTGCATTTGGTGCTTGGTTGGTGAGTGATGAACGAAGGTTGTTTTATCAAAAACGAAATAGAGAATTCATAAGCCGTGGCCTTATCGACCCTATACCGTGGGCGACAGCCGTAAGAAGTGTAACCGAAGAGGATTACAAAATGTGGAAAGAAGGCGAACAAGCCCAGCCAAAAAATTTCACAGCCGAAGATATGCAAGAAATGTACGAAAAGGGCGTTAACGATGAACTAAAACGTTGGACAAATGGTATTGATTAAATGGGGCTTAACAATAGCCGTAATGATTGGTTTAGAAATCCTTAGACGTTACTTAAAAAAGAATGGGAAATTATGAATGAAGAAGAATTAAAACACGCTGACGAATTCATGTTATTTGAATTGGAAAATTGGGAGTGCCTAGAACCCGTTGCGCTTGTTGAGGCTCAAAGAGAATTACAAGCATAAACAAAACAGGTAAAAAGTAGTTTAATAGAAGCATCATGCGGCTGTTTATTCTGACATATTCGCAATGCTTATTACAAAATGTTAATTACTTACTATGGAGGATAAAAGAAGGAATAACGGCGGGCATAGTACAGCCGCAAAAGGGATAGACAAACGTAAGAATAAGTACCGCGAAGCTTTAGACCGCGCGTGTACAGTTGAAGACGTTGAAAAGGTTTTACAGGCTTTAAGAAATGAAGCGTTTACGGGTGAAGTTCCTGCGATGAAGTTGTTTCTCGAATACTACTTGGGGAAACCAACTCAAACAATAGAAGCAGAAACAACGCACAAAGTAATTTCGGGCCTAGATTTGGAAAGCCTCTTCTCTAATAAGTAATGAAAATCAACAGAAAATATAGACCTATACTTTCAAATGATGGGCGTTACTTTATTGTTACTGGCGGGCGTGGCTCGGGGAAGTCTTTTAGCGTTTCTACAATTATCAATATGTTAACGCAGGAGTCGGGACACGTTATTTTGTTCACCCGTTACACTATGAAATCTGCGGGAATATCAATTATCCCCGAGTTTACAGAGAAAATTGATTTGCTGGGGTGGCAGGATATGTTCCATGTTACCAAAGACGAAATAATTAACACTATTACCGGTTCTAAAATATTGTTTCGGGGTATTAAAACAAGTTCAGGCAATCAAGTTGCTAACTTGAAATCTTTGCAAGGTGTTACAACTTGGATTCTTGACGAAGCAGAGGAACTTGTGGACGAAGAAATTTTTGACACGATAGATTTATCAGTACGTCAGAAAGGAAAGCGCAACCGAGTGATCATGATGATGAACCCCGCGACAAAAGAACACTTTATTTATAAAAGGTTTTTTCAAGATAAGGGAGTTGCTGAAGGTTCAAACGGTCAGAAAGGAGATACAACTTACATTCATACAACGTACCTAGATAACGTTGAAAATCTATCCGAATCGTATCTAAAGCAAATCGAAAACATTAGGCGCACCAATATTAAAAAGTACACGCATAAAATTTTAGGCGGTTGGCTTAACAAAGCAGAGGGCGTGGTTTTTGAGAATTGGAGTTACGGCGCTTTCAATCCTAAAGGGTTGCAGACTTCCTGTGGTATGGACTTCGGTTTTTCAGTTGACCCTGACACACTTACAGAAGTTGCAATTGATAAGGTAGAAAAGAAAATATATCTTAAACAACACATTTACACAAACGGCTTAAAGACGCACGACTTAGCGCGTAAAATAATTACGGCGGTTGGTAATAAATTGATAATTGCAGACAGCGCAAGCCCTCGAACAATTGAAGATTTAAAATACTACGGTTGCAACATTAAAGGAGTTAAGAAAGGAACGATTGAAAGCGGAATTTCTCGAATGCAGGATTTTGAATTGATCCTATCAAATGAAAGTATTGACATTGGAAAAGAATTAAATAATTACGTCTACGCAGACAAGGCTTCCAAAATGTATGTTGACGCTTACAATCACGCTATAGATGGGATTCGTTACAATGTAATTCACCATTTAGACAACCCAAATGCAGGGGTTTACGCAATTCATTAAAAGTTTTTCAAAATAAATTAGGATTAATCAAAAAGGTTTCCGTACATTTGTCTAAACAATTAAAAAACAGAAATAAATATGTTTGTAAAGATAGAACGTTGTGCAATTCCTTCGTACTGGTATCATTCAGAAATAGGAAACATTTTCGAAGTCAGTGACCAAATAAGACATGACAGTTACAAAGTGATAAGCGGTGAAAATTCGGGGGTTGGATACATTCAGAAACTAGATTGCAGAATTTTAGAAAATATCGACGACGCGAAAAAGCGTAAGTTTGAAACAAAACCAAGCGAAGCACAATTAAGAAAAGAAACGCCGATTTATTCGGGTGTGTTAAATTACTTTCCTGACGCTTTACGAGCAGTTGCACAAGCTTCTTTTGCTGGTCAGCAACAGCACAACCCCGACTTACCCTTGGCGTGGGACAGAAGCAAGAGCGGGGACGAACTCGACGCGCTAACCCGACATCTTTTAGAGGCTGGAACAGTTGACACGGACGGAGTAAGACACAGTACAAAAGTCGCTTGGAGGGCGTTAGCGAACCTTCAGAAGGAACTAGAGCAGGCAGAACTTGAACAAACTAAAACAAACAGATAGATATGATTGATTTATTAAAAGGTGATTGCTTAGAGGTGATGAAACAAATACCTGACGGCTCTATCGATGCTATTATAACAGACCCACCTTACGGGACTACGGCTTGTAAATGGGATAGTGTAATAGATTTTGATTTGATGTGGGAGCAACTAAACAGGATAATTAAACCAAACGGTGCTATTGTGTTGTTTGGAAGTGAACCGTTTAGCAGTGCTTTAAGAATGAGTAATATTAAAAATTACAAATATGATTGGGTGTGGAATAAGAAATTGGCAGGCAATGGGATATTGGCAAAAAGACAACCTTTAAAAATACATGAATTAATACATATTTTTTCAAGTGGTGGAAAAGCTGAATATTACCCTATAAAAACAGAAGGAAAACTTAGAACAAAATTAACAAATAAACCAAAAGTTTCTGAAATAAATAATGGTGATGGGATAAAAGAATGTAAAGAAACAAAAAATAGTTCATATTACCCTAAAAGCATAATAGAATTTTCGATGGGGGGATATAGAAAAGGACGTTTACACCCCACACAAAAAAGTACTGAACTAATGGAATACCTAATCAAAACATACACTGATGAAGGTGAGTTAGTTTTAGATTTCACAATGGGAAGCGGTAGCACAGGGGTGGCTTGTGTAAATACAAACAGAAAATTTATAGGTATTGAGATGGATGACAAGTATTTTAAAATTGCTAAAGAGAGAATAAATAGCCAAAACCTCGACTTGTGACAACCAAAGGGCAAATGAATAATTAATAATTAATACTATATTAAAGTTAGTTCAATCAAAAATAATTCAAAACTTAACTAACTGATTTTAAAGAGTGTGGCAGAAATGTTGCACTTTTTTTGTATATTTTTATATATTTTTCATTGCAGAACAGAATAGTTTACTTATCTTTGAAGTGTCAACGAAGACAAACAAACATAAAAAAAACGATATGAAAAATTTATTAAACACTTTAAGCCAAGAATTGCAAAACAAATTATCTGATTACAAAGTTTCATTTGTAGGATTAGATGAATATAATGAGTTAAACACAAGAAGCGAGTACGATGTGGATTTATCTTTTTATACAGCTATTGAAAATGAATTAAGAACTAAAGGCTTTGAGGTGTGTTAATTAAAACTCATAAAGAAACAAAATGAAACGATACAAACCAAGAAACAAAGAATTAATTGATTACGTTGACAATAACGAAGCAATTGAAGCACAAGCAGGAAGTACGACACTTATAAGTTTAGAGGACGTTGACATTATTATTGACCGAGTTAAAAACTCCGTTGTTTTAGCTGATGTTATTGTTTGTCCTTGCGGTTCGACTAAATATTATTCAGAGCAATATAAAGATGTTACTAAGTATTATTGTAGTAGTTGCTACCAAAAGTTGCCGAGCAAGAATTAACTATAACGTTGAGTGTATGAGTAGTAATACTACGTATTTAATAACTAAAATTTAAAATATTATGAATACTTATAAGAAATATTGCCCTAATGTATTTGTGGCACAATGTGAAGAAAAACACGAAAAAGGAGAAACTATAATAGTTGAAACCAAGTACGGGAAAGAAAACGAATGTATAGTTCACAACTTTGTAGGATACACTGGAACAAAAGAAAAGCCTATGTATTGCTACTCAATTACTCGTGCCGATGGTTATAATAACCAAGAAAGAGCTAGAAATAAAGTTAAAAAGCTAAATAATTGGGCTGACAATGCAAACAAAAAAGGTAGTGATTGGCAAGAAAAAAGCAATGAAGGTAAAGACTTTTTAGCACTTGCAGAACCTATAAAAGTAGGACACCACAGCGAAAAAAGACACCGTGCATTAATTGAGCGAAACTGGAATAGAATGAGCAATGCAATGGAAGAATATAAAAAAGCTGATACCTACCGTGAAAGAACTGCGTATTGGGAAAGTATGGCAAATAAAATTGACCTTTCAATGCCTGAAAGTTTAGAATTTTTTGAGATACAACTCGAAGAAGCAAAAGTGTATCACCAATTTTTAAAAGATAATCCAACTGAGCGACCTCAAGGAATGTCATTAGCTTATGCTAGCAAAAAAGTAAAGGACTTAAAATCTAAGCACGAAACTGCGGTAAAGCTCTGGTCTTAATTGCCGATAACGGTTTGTGTATGAAACGTTACCAACACATAATTAAATAGAATGAACAAAAGATTGAATTTAGTATAAACTTTAAAAAGACCACGAAAGGCAATGTTTTATACACGTTGTTATGTATTAGTAAA